CATCCCTTGTAGAGCAGATGTATAAAGATTTTGCAGATTATGGGTGGGATGTTGGTTCATACTGCCACAAGATATACGCAGGAAAAGAAAGAGAAACAGACTCTCAGGTAATCATTACAACCTGGCAATCAATCTACAAACTTCCGCGTCAATACTTTTCAAGATTTAATGTCGTTGTTGGAGATGAAGCACACCAATTTAAATCTAAGTCATTAGTATCTATAATGACAAAACTTTCTGATGCTAAATTTCGTTATGGTTTTACAGGAACACTCGATGGTACACAAACACACAAATGGGTTTTAGAAGGTTTATTTGGTCCTTCATACAAAATCATCAGAACAGAAGAACTGATGCAGAAGGGTCACGTTGCTAAATTAGACATTAATATTCTTCTATTGAAACACCCACCAAATAAATTTGAGACTTTTGAGGATGAAGTTCAGTATATTATCAATCACGACAAACGCAATAAGTTTATCAAGAACCTTGCTCTTGATCTTAAAGGTAATACTCTTATTCTCTTTTCAAGAGTCGAAGGTCACGGTCAACCTTTATACGAACTCATAAATAGTAGTATCGATGAAAATCGTCACGTGTTCTTTGTACACGGTGGAGTAGATACAGAGGACAGAGAAAAAGTTAGAGAAATTACCGAAAAAGAAAATAACGCAATCATTGTTGCTTCTTACGGAACTTTCTCTACTGGTATTAATATTAAAAATTTACACAATGTCATCTTTGCTTCCCCTAGTAAATCAAGAATCAGAAACCTCCAATCAATCGGAAGAGTTTTAAGAAAGGGGGACAACAAAACAAAAGCAACTTTATATGATATTGCCGATGATATCAGTTATAAGTCAAGGAAAAATTATACACTCAACCATTTAATCGAACGAATCAAAGTTTATAACGAAGAAAACTTTAACTATGATATTGTAAACATACCGCTAAAAAACTAATGGGAGAAGAGTTTTACGCAGCAATCAAACTTGTTACAGGTGAAGAAATATTTTCTTTAATATGCGTTGATGATAACGATGGGGATCCTATTATAATTCTTCAAAATCCTGTGATAATGAAAGTTATTAATAATCACATAGGACAATATGTCAAGGTAAAACCTTGGATGGAAATCCCTACTGATGATTTCTTTATTATTAAATATGATAAGATCGTTACTATGACTGAAGTAAAAGAAAGTCAAATGATAACTTTCTATGAAAGATATATTAATGATGAAGATGTTGATATTGAACTAGATGGTAAAGTTCAAATATCAAATAAGATGGGATATATCTCTTCTGTTGAAGATGCTAGAAAGAACTTAGAGAATATTTTCCTTAAAGACCTTAAAGATAATAAAGAAAGCTAGATTCTCATCTTCAACGGGAACAAACCTATTCTAATCATGTTTTTGAATGTTGTCAAGCCCCCAAAGTATGCTATAATGAACATAACAAAAATTTATCTACTGAGACCGATGTTATGTCCAAGAAGAAATCAGAACATTATGTAAATAATAAAGAGTTACTTGAAGCACTGATTGTTTACAGAACAAAAGTTGAAAAGTCATACTTAAAGGCTTTTGATAAAGACCTCACAAAGCAACCAAAAGAAGAAAGAGCAAAGCGTTGGGAAGGCAAACCACCAATCTCTAACTATCTTGGAGAATGCTTTTTAAAGATCGCTACACATCTTTCATATAAACCGAACTTTGTAAACTACATGTTTCGGGATGATATGATTTCTGATGGTATTGAAAACTGCGTTCAGTATATTCATAACTTTGACCCAGAAAAGTCGAAGAATCCATTTGCTTATTTCACTCAAATTATTCACTACGCTTTTCTCCGTCGTATTCAGAAGGAGAAGAAGCAACTGGAAATTAAGACCAAGATCATCGAACGCACTGGTTTTGATGAGGTAATGATGGTTGACGATAGCTTGCTTTCTGGCAGCAGTTCCGACTATAATACGATCAAGGACAATATTGCTTACAAGAATCGATGAAGGTTGCCGTCATTACCGACACTCACTATGGGGCTAGAAAAGGTTCCAAGTATCTTCACGACTTTTTTAAAAAGTTTTATGATGATATTTTCTTTCCTACACTAGAACGTGAAAATATCAAAACAGTCATTCATATGGGTGATGCATTTGATAATCGTCGTTCAATTGATTTGCAAAGTTTAGAGTGGGCAAAGCAGGTTGTTTTTAATCGTATTTCCGAAATGGGAATTACAATGCATATGATTGTTGGAAATCACGATACATATTTTAAAAATACAAACTCAGTAAACTCAGTAGGTCTCCTTCTCAAAGAATATGATAATATTAAAATCTATTCAGAAGTAGAAGAAGTTAAGTTAGATAAATTAAAAGTACTTTTTGTTCCATGGATTAATCAAGAAAATGAGGAGACTACTTTCAAATCTATTCAAAATACATCTTGCAAGTGTGCGATGGGGCACCTTGAACTCAACGGATTTAGAGCTCATCGCGGGCACGTCATGGAAGACGGTATGGAAAGCGAACTATTTGAGAAGTTCGAACTTGTCTTCTCGGGACACTATCACACTCGATCGAACAACGGGAAAATCTACTATCTAGGAAATCCTTATGAGATGTTCTGGAATGATGTGAATGATACTCGCGGATTTCATATCTTTGATACAGAAACATTAGGATTTGAACCGATCAATAACCCATATAAACTTTTTTATAATGTTTACTATGATGATACTCCATATCAAACATTTGATACTCGTGAGTACGTTGGAAAAATTGTAAAGGTCATTGTAAAGAAGAAATCTGATCCTAAGAAGTTTGAAAAATTCATTGATAAACTTTATTCATCTGGAATTCAAGAACTCAAAATTGTAGAGAATTTTGAAATACATATTGATGAAGATTTTGAAGTTGAAGAGTCTGAAAATACAATTTCTATTTTGAATAGATATATTGATGAATCTGAAATCGATTGTGATAAATCAATCATCAAAGGTATTTTACAAAAGATATACTCACAAGCTTGCGAGGTTGAGTAATGTTTCTTCTGACTCTTAAAGATCAAAAAGAAGACGGGGCATACGCTGTTCAAAACCGATATGGGGAAAAGGTTCTTTTCCTCTTTGAAGAAGAAGATGATGCCGTTCGTTATGCTTTGATGCTTGAAGATCAGGAAGACACTGAAATGGATGTTGTAGAGGTTGATGACTCCCTTGCCATAATGACCTGTAAGCGGTATAATTACAAATATGCCGTCGTTACAGTAAACGATATTGTTATTCCCCCGAAACTGAATGATAACCTTTCAAAAGATCCGTTGGCGTAATTTTCTTTCAACTGGTAACAGTTTTACAGAAGTTGACTTCCAAAGTAATCACACAAATCTTATTATTGGAACAAACGGAGCTGGTAAGTCCACTATTCTGGATGCTTTGACTTTTGTTCTGTTTAACAAACCATTCAGAAAGATTAATAAACCTCAACTTGTTAATACAACCAATGAAAGAGAGTGTGTTGTAGAAGTTGAATTTGCAATTAATACTCGTCAGTACCTTGTTCGGCGTGGTATCAAACCATCTGTTTTTGATATCATCGTAAATGGAACTCCAATGCATCGTGAAGCAGATGATCGTGCGATGCAGCGTATCCTTGAAGAAAGTATTCTCAAACTTAATTACAAATCTTTTACTCAGATTGTAATTCTGGGTAGTAGTACTTTTGTTCCGTTTATGCAACTCACGACATCAAATCGTCGTGAGGTGATTGAAGATCTTTTGGATATTCGTGTGTTCTCTGCAATGAATAACATTGTAAAGGATAAACTTAGGGAAAAAAGGGAGCAGGTCAAATCTCTTGATTTGAGGAAGGATAATATTAAGGATAAGATGAAGATGCAGGAAGACTTCATCGAAGAACTAGAAAATCGTGGTAATGCCAACATCAATGTCAACAAAGAAAAGATTACTAAGTTAGATTCTGAGATTGAAATTTACATCTCTCAAAATTCTGAAAGAGAAGAAGAAGTCTTTAAGTTTACAAAAGATCAAGAAGAAGTTATTGGTGCTGGTGATAAGTTATTAAAACTCAACAATCTAAAAGGGAAAATCTCACAGAAAGTATCTGCAATTACCAAAGAGCATAAGTTTTTTAACGAAAATACGGTATGCCCTACTTGTACTCAGACTATTGAAGAAGAGTTTCGGTTAAATAGAATTACCGACGCTCAAAATAAGGCAAAGGAACTTAAAGATGGTTATGAAGAACTTGAACAAACAATAAAGTTCGAACAGGAGAGAGAGCGTCAATTCAACGAACTTTCCAAGGAGATTACGAAACTCAATCATGAGATTTCTCAAAACAATACTCGGATATCACTTAACCAG